CATTGGAGAGTAGCTTAACGGTAAAGCGGTGTCTTGATAAGGCAAGGAGTGTAGGTTCAAATCCTACCTTTCCAACTTGGGGATATGGTGAAGAGGTATCACGTAACACTGTCTATGTTAAATCAGGGGTTCAATTCCCCTTATCCTCGTTGATAACCTTGTGAGTTCCTTAGGACAAACTCTCGTATGGAAAGTTGTCAGAGTGGCTTATTGTGATTGGTTGCTAACCAATTAAGGCGACCTACACGCCTTCACAGGTTCGAATCCTGTACTTTCCCCCAACTTGGGGTATTCGTATAACGGCTTATTATAACTGGCTTCCACCCAGTAGACAAGGGTTCGATTCCCTTATGCCCCTTACTTACATGAACTTGACTAGCCTCTTAACAATGCTGACTACGTCAAGTCTTTTTACTTATTCAAAAATACTTCTCGTGGCGTTGCACGTAAAACTCGAATGGAAGGGGAAAACGCATTATGACAGTTCCAACAACAGAACCAACAACACCAGTTGCACCGACAACTGAACCACCTGTAACACCTGAACCGCCAAAGGAAACTATGATTCCTAAAACACGCTTTGATGAAGTTAATACAAAGCTAAAAGAAATGGCTGAGAAGGTAGCTTCATTTGAGAAACTTCAAGCTGATGCACAGGCTGAGGCTGAACGTAAAGAACTTGAAGCAAAGAAAGAACAAGGGAAATTTGAAGAACTGTATCTCAATTCTCAAAAGGAATTAGACACTTTGAAACTATCACAATCTCGTGCTACTGAACTAGAAACAGTTATCAATGGCATGGTTGAAACTAAATTAAAAGCTGTACCTGAGGAAATGAAAGACTTAATCCCAGCTAACTTAACTGCTGAGGCTACTTTAGATTGGTTGAACAAAGCTGAATCAAAAGGACTTTTCGGTAAAGCGGAAGTTAAAGAAATCGGTAAACCTTCAAACAAATCTACTGAAACGCCAAAAGTAGATAAAGCAAATCTATCTCCTTTAGATAAGATTCTTGCTGGATTAGGAAAATAGTAATTTGCCTTAGGGCAAGACAAAGATCATATATTATGGAGGGAAACAATAATGGCATTAACATTAGTAGATGCACAGGTAATTTCTAAAGATGTATTACAAGCTGGCATCATCGAAACAATTGTTAAAGAAAGTTCTGTACTAGCTGTACTACCTTTCCAAACGATTGAAGGTAACGCATATTCTTACAATGTAGAAAAAGCACTTCCAACAGTAGCATTCCGTGGAGTTAACGAGGCTTACACTTCTAGCGAAGCACAATTCGAAACTCGTTCTGAGAACCTAGTAATCTTAGGTGGAGATGTAGAGTTAGATAGATTCATTATTCAGACTCTTTCAAATGTAAACGACCAGATGGCTGTTCAAATCATGGAAAAAGCTAAGGCTGTTGCTAATACATTCTCTAAAACTTTCTTCAAAGGTAACAAGGCTACTAACGTTAAAGAGTTTGATGGTTTAGACGTTCGTATTGCTGGTACTGGACAAGAACTTGACGGTAAAGGTAAATCTACTGAGGACAAAGAAGTTCTTGCAATTCTTAACGAATTACTAGATACAGTTCGCGGTGGGGCTGATGCTTTATTCTTAAATAAACGTGTTCGTCGTCGTATCTTAGCTGTATTACAAAACTCTAATCACTACATTGAACAAGGTTCTGACGCTTTCGGACGTCCTGTTTCTATGTACGGTGGAGTACCATTGATGGTAGTTGAAAACGAAATCTTAGGAGACACAGACATCTATGCTGTTAAGTTTGGTGCTTACACGCATGTTGCTGGTTTAACTAATGGTGGAGTTCAAGTACGTCGTTTAGGTGAGACTTCTGCAAAAGCTGTAGAAATTACTCGTATTGAGTTCTTCTGTGGATTAGCACAATTCAACCCTTACAGTTCTGCTAGACTTAAAAACTTTGGCGTAGCTGGGGCGTAATAGAGTGAGGTAAGGGTAATTCCCTTGCCTCCTTTTTTTATTTATCTAAGGAGGGAAATTATATGAAAAAAGTAGAAATGCACGTACCTAATAAATCATATGACGGATATTACGGTGGAGTTCGATTCACTAAGGGCGTAGGTATTTTTGAAGATGTAGAGTTTGCTAAAGACCTAGCTAAACGTTATGGATATGAAATTGTTGAAATTAAGGAAGGTAAGGAAGTAGAGGAAGTAGAGGAAGTTGTTGAGGTAGCTGAGGAAAAACCAGCACCAAAGAAACGTACTCGTAAGAAAGCTGAACCAAAGGCTGGTGAGTAATTATGGAACTATTGGAAGTTCAAACTTTCATAGATAACAATATCTTCTATCGTGAGAAGTGGGACGAAGTCCCTGAGGATAAAATCAAGCAAGTCATTATTAACAATGCTGAGATTCTATTAAAGCGTGAGTTATCACATCACTTTAATGATCTTAACCCTGTTCCTGTAGATGTACTAGTAGAACAGTGTTTACACATTTTAGAAAGAGACGATTCACATAGACGTGCGGAAATGGGAGTTTCGTACTTTATGGCGAGTGGTCTTTATTTGTCATTTGACAAGAACTTTAAAGATTGGACTATTGCCCCATCTATTCTTAAAGCCTACCCACGTCGGAAGGCTGGACGTTATGTGTATAGCAGACCTGACACGTTTAGGAGGTACTAATTATGATTCCTTTAAATCAGAAGGTCAAAGTTATTTTTGCAGATTCTTTAAATGATGAGTGGGGAATACCTGTAAAAACACCTAATTCCGTGACCTATAAGGTAAGGCTGGATTTCAACGCTGACGCACGAATTATAGAAGGGGCTGACGGTAAGAACATTATCTATTCAGCTACTCTCTATTTTAAAGGTGCTGTCCCTCTTAGCTATAAGGATTTCATCGAGTATAACAGTGGTATTAATGGCATGGTTACAGAGAATCCAAGGGTTATTTTCCCTATCGTTGACTTAGCTGGAAAGGTCATCTTCACAAAGGTAATTGTGTAATGGCTAGAGTTAAGATCACTGGATTCAATAAGAACATGAAGAAGATTGAGAAGGCTGTTTTTAACGCCTCCACTAAAACTATGAAAATGGCAATGCAAGACCTAGAACGAGTTGCTAGTGAAACCGCACCGTATGAAGAAGGTGACCTTGAAATGGGTGGCTTTCATGATGTGGATGTAAACGGCAAAGAGATTACAGGTTGGGTAGGCTTTGAGGCTTGGAATGACGCCCCTAATAGAAGTTACGATTTCAACTACGCTATATGGATTCATGAAGAAACCTATAACTTAGGCGAAGGTTCGAAACAAAAGGGTGGGGGTAGCGGTATGAGTGGTGCAAGTTATCCTGTCGGTAACAAGTATCTTACTCGACCACATGAAGGTGAAGCACCTACCTATCGAAACAAGATAGAAGAAGAAATAAAGAAAACATTAAGGTAATTGGTGGTGTATTAATGGTATCGCTTATTGATGTAGTCAGGTTCTTACGAACTGAGTTTCCTAAGCTGAATATCTACCCTTTAGAATACCCTCTTAACGCACCTATCAATTCAAATAGAGTTGATATTCAAGCGAACGTAGAGGCTAAGGCTGGCGTATATCCCTTAAACGTACAAATCAAAGTTAAGGACGACCACCCTTCTAAGGCTGAGGCAACTAGCTATGAGTTTAGAAAACTATTAGAAAATAAAACAAATTTTGTTATTGGTGACGTACAGATTGTAATGGTAAAGTCCCAAAACCCTGTACCTTTGTACATCGGTAAGGACAATAGCGGAGGCTATCTGTACAGCAATAACTTTAGATTCATGACAAATGAGGGGGCTTAATAAATGGCAACAGGACAAAAAATTGCTGGTGTTGACATAATCGTAAAAGTTGGTTCACCTTCTATCGCTATCGGTGGACAGTCAGGCTGTACGATTAACCGTTCAATGAACGTAATTGAGACAACAGATAAAACAAGTAACGGATGGGTTACTAAGATCGGTGGAATTAAAGAATGGTCTACTGAGTTAGATTCATTCATGGTAATTGGCGACGCTGGTTATAAAGCGTTAAGCGACGCATTTAAAAATCGTACTGAAATTGATGTAGAAGTGGCTATCGGTGGTATTACTTTCAAAGGTAAAGCATTACTTTCTGACTTCCCTATTGAAGCACCACAGGACGACGCTGTTACATTCACTATCACTTTAGAAGGTACAGGCGAGTTAGTAGAAACAACAGAAGTAGCTTAGTAGATTAACTGAATTTAGCTTACACACTTAACTTAAAACAATCAAGGAGGAATTTGCATCATGGCAAACACTGAAAGAGGACAAGCAAAAATTACTTTAGATAAGGAACGTACAATCTTATTTACACTGAATACTTTAATTGAGGTAGAGGACGCATTAGGACATTCATTAGCTGACCTTGGTGATAAAATCACGGTTCGTGCTATGAGAACAATGTTAACTGCTGGCTTACGTCATGAAGACCCTGAAATTACTGAGACTTTCGTTGGTAGCCTAATCACTATGGACAACATGAGTGAAGTACAGGACGCACTAGGAAAGGCTATGGGTGGTTCAGCAAAAAACTAGATTGGAAGGAAATTAAAGAGTATGGGTACGGTCTGTTGGGGCTGTTACCTGACCAACTCTTTAACTTAACCCTTCCTGAATTTACTGACATGGTTAGTGCTAAGTTGTACTTTAAGTCACTTGATGGTGATACTGAAATGCAACGCACAGCATGGCAAACGTCGTTACTTATGAGTGCCACAGGTAACTATGGTAAGAAAGGCGTTGACCCTAAGAAGTTGTACAAACCTCAATTTGATGAAATGGGACAACCTATTAAATCGGCTGATACGCATGGTGCATTTACACCAATTGATAAAGAAGAAAAAGATAAGAAGCTGAATGAGTTAATGGCAAAATTTAATAACAGGTAATAAGGGGGTAACTAAAGTTTAATACTAGACTTTGGTTACTCTCTTTTTTCTGTATAGAGGAAGGTGAGAAAATGGCTTCAAATTTAGCTGATATTTTAGTAACCCTTACGCTAGATACTTCTGAGTTTTCTAGTAAGCTACGTGAGGTTGGTCAGGAATTAAATAACTTTCGTAACCATGTGAACCAAGTAACAACTAACATGGAGAACGATTTTACTAATAGCATGAGTAACATGGGTAACTCAATGAATAGCTTAACACAGGCTACTCAAAGCACAAGTAACAGCGTAAATCAACATATGAACTCAGCCTCTCAATCTGTAAATAGGTTCGGTCAAAGTTCACGTTCATTAGCTAGAAACTTAGGGACGGATATGCAAAGTGTATATAGAGTAGTGCAAGCATCTACACAAGAATTTGAACGCTTTGGGCAAACTGGAAACAGAGTGTCAATGCAAGTTGCACAGCAATTTCAGTACTTACCAAGACACTTACAATTGTACGTGCAACGTTTACAAGAGGCTGGTCGTAGTACACAAGCATTCGGACAGTTAAATGAAATGTATGGTCAACGTAACTTAGAAATGTTAAGACGACAAAATGACCACATGCAACAAATGACAATGCAATCTACAAGAATGATCCAGGCTTTACGTGACCAAGACTTATCACCATTGTCTCAACAGTTCTTACGATTAGGAGAACGTATGGAGGCATCGGCAAGACGAGGTACAGCCCTTAACTTAGCTTTAACTCAGTTGGGTGAGAATGCTTCACCAAAACAAGTTGCTGAACGAGTTAAGCTGATTGAACAAGGCTTAATGAGGTCACAACAGGTAATGATGGTAATGGGTATTGCTACTGCTGGTATGCTGTACGGATTAGTTCTGTTATCTAATGAAGTAGATGGTCGATTGAAACCAGCATTTGAGGAACTAAAGTCTACATGGGCTGATGCTTTAACACCGTTTGTTCAAGCATTCACTACCTTTGTACTTTGGATTATGAAAGGTGCACAGGCGGTCGGTGAGTTTATGAAACGGCTTGCTGAAACGAACCCACAACTTTCACAAATGATATTTGGATTCCTTGCCTTAACAATTGCCCTGACAGCCCTGTTATCACCTTTAGCGGTATGTATTGGACTTGCTGGTGGTTTATCTGCTGGGTTCACTATGCTGTGGGGAATTATTGGTCAATTC